TGGTTGAATAAGATAAGCCATTGGAAGCTTCTTTTTCCAATCTTTAATCATATGCAAAGCGTTTGATGTCTGCATTGGCGTACCTCTAAAAAAGTTCGGTGCTTTAATTGTGAAATGTGTTTCACTTCCGGTCAAAGTTCCTTTAATAGTTACACTTTCATTAATTTCAAAATCAATAACGCGATATTCAACACCGTTAATAGTTATCATTGATTTCGGAAATATCCAATAAGTTTTGCAAGTTTCAAAAGTTGTTTCACTTGGTCCGGCAATAATATTTGAAATCTTTTGCGTAAAAGTCAAACCTTCAATAATGCTTTTAATATAATCAATTGTATTAAACATATTTTGTTTAAGAGTTTTTATTTATAAGAATGTCAAGTTTTCCGTTGATAGATGAAATTCCAATTTTGACTTCGGCAAGTTCTTTGTTGATTGTATCTAATTCAGTTTTATTTTTTTCTTCATTCTTTTCCATACGTGAATGAACGCCCGAAAATTTTTTGAACATTACAGATTCATTTTTATCAATATCTTTTTTCATCTGTCTTATTTTATCTTCTTGGCTTCGGTCACTCATTACCATTTTCCAATAAAACCCCAAAGCCGAAGCAACACCAACAACAATATAAATAACATCTTTTAAAATGAAGGTGGTTTCCATCGCTTCCATTATCTCATAAAATTAATATCTTTCGGTCGTTTGGACCAAACATTTTAACAAACCGCCGCCGCTTGGAACAGTTCCATCTTCTAAAACAATTGCCAAATGACCGTTTCCGGTGCTTCTTCTTTTCGCTTTTCCATCTTCAGCACTTGGGCTACCATCGTGAACTAAGAAATCACCAACGCTATAAGGATTTGAATCATTTGAACAAAGAACATCCCAAATTCCACCGGTTGCAATAACACAAAACAATTCACTATCAACATCCCAAACATTAACACCAAGTACTTCATTTGTTGTTGGTGAAGTTGCTTTTTCCGCTCCAGCTGTCAAAGTTGAATCCGGAACAACTATTTCACCAACCGCCAACGATCCGCTTTGTTTGTTTAAAATTACAGTTTCGCCGGGCACAAACCAAAGTGATTTGTCGCTATAAAGCCAAAATTTCAAATCTTCGGTATTATACCAACGTTCACCAACACTTGGGTTACTTGCCAACATTTCGGCCGTTGTTCCTTGGCCTATTGCAATATCCGAAAGATATGCAACGGTTCCGCTTTTATCTTGCCAAGTTGCAACTCGATTTGTTCCGGTTGCAATTGCTGAAGCATCAAATGAAACTTGTTTTGTTGTATCTGCTGAATTATAAACCGAAAATTGATTATCATTCAATAATAATTGTGCGGTGTTTATTTTTCGCCAACTTCCGGATTCACTTAAATAAATACCCGAACTTTTATAATTAAAAAGAAACAATGAACCGGTTGCATTTAACACCATATAAAATTGACCAGGAACAGAAGTAGCCGTTGGCAATGAAGCAAAATCAGAAACTTCACCATTCCATCCGGTAAAACTTGAAGTGCTTTGTGATTTGCCTAAATGAATTACCGCCATTATTTCAAAATTAATTTAAAGTTAACAGTTCCGGTTGAATTTGTTCGCGCATCGTAATTAATTCTAACATAAAGCCAATTCAATTGTGTATCTGTAAAAACAGAAGTAATATCCGCGCCGTTAGTCAAAGAATCATAAGAATAAAAATTAGTATTATCATTTGAAACTTCAATACTGTATTGCGGTGAAGCACCACCACCAAGACCAACGGCAATTGGAGCAATACTCCAACCGTGTTGAAAATCTATTGATTGCGAAACACTTGCTTCGGAAATACTCGCATCGTGCGTTGTTCCATCAGAAAATTCAAAAGTTAATGTCTTTGGTGCGCTCATATTGCTGAATTGTATAGTTTTCTTCTACCTTCAAAGGTAGGATAATCAGTTGAATTATCATAAATATATTGTTGAATAGAACGGTAACTTGAAACGGCCCTATTATATTTGTCATAAGTTCCAAAACTTTCAGCCAAAACCATATTTGAATTTTCAGAATCACCGCGCACAATTCCGGTTGAAACTGATTTGTTTAAATTATAGCGGTGCCATTCAAAATATACAAAAGCCATTAATAAATCTTTCATTCCTTGGCTTTTTTGTGGACCACAAAGGACGTGATCAAAACAAAACGCGTTGAAAATATCTAAATAAATTTGTGTTTGTGGAACTTGTGGAGTTGAAGCGGTTAAATCAGCAATAAATAAATTATACAAATCACAACCAAGTAATTCTTGTAAAGTGTTTTTTTCAACATCATCAATTAAAGTTTCAAGTTCCGCATCCGCTTGAATGGTTAGCGCAATATTATAAATCGGGTTATCTGTAAAATCAGAAGGTTGTAAAATTGCCATTATTTAATTGTATTTATTTTTTATCTTTCTTTTTCCCTTCTTTCTTTTCCTTTCCTGGAACTTTTGCTTTTCCGCTTTCAATCCAAATTTTTGCGCTTTCTTCCGGAAGTTCAATTTGTGTTCCTTTTGGTCCAAGTGTTCGGTGATTTTCTGTCAATATTAATTTCATAACATCTTTTTTTTACCTATAAAAGCGCACTCCCCGAAGAAAGTGCGCGATTATAAATATTAAACCTTATTATGGCTTCAATATAGCCGCAACCGCAGTTGCAATTGAAGGAACGTGTAGGAATGCGTTAGCATCTACATTTCGAACTCTGAAGTTTAAACGCTCGTAAGCTTTTACAGTTACTAACTCTTTCTCAAAGTTTTCTCTGTTTTCAAAAGCCATTTCAACCGTTGCACCTCTTCTTTGGAAAATTGTTCCTTTTGTCGAATCAAAGATATACATTTCATCCGCCGGTACTAATTGGTTAGCAATAACTCTCATTGCTCCTATGTTAACACCATCAGAAGTTATCCAATTTGGAACGATATAGTTACCATCCGCATCTTTCAAAAGTTGCATCTTTACCGCATCAACCGGGTTCAATAAAACCGTGTTAGCCATAAATTTGTTATTTTGTCCGAAGTCAGATATTTGAGCCGCACCAACTTTGATTAAATCGATAAGTGTTGCATCTTGGATTGCAGCCGCGTAAGAACCAGCACCAAAAGTAGAAGCAACCGCATCAACTGAATTTAGTTCCGGATAAACTCCAGTACCTAATAAAAGTTGTTGGTCAACTTTCAAAGCAACATCAGTAGAAACAAGATTTCTGATTTCTCCTTCCACGTAGTCATAGTCGTCAACCATATCAACGCACAGGTCCACAAAATCTCTCACCTTACTCATTTGCAGCGTTCTAACTTGCCAAGTAATTTTTGAATTATGAGTTGAAGCAGCGCATCCAGCAACATTTTCAGCATCACGAACGATTGTTTCTTGGTCGTTATATTTCAAATATTCTGTTGAAATTGCTTGAACCGGAAACAAAGATTTCATTAATGCTTGACGCGTTGCAATTTGACCAACACCGCTTTCGATAGCAGCGTAATCAGTTCCGGAAGTAATATCCGCAGCCGATTGACTTGCTTTGATTTCTAATTTTACCGTTCCGCTTCCGTGTTTTAAAACTTCTTTTAAGTTTTCTTCATTTTCTTTAAGTCCTTTTAAAACCGCCATTGTAAATGAAACACCTTCTTTTTCAGTTTGAGTTTCAACTTGCTCAACTAATTTAGCCATTTCTTTTCCTTGCGCTTTTAAAGTTGATTTCATTGTTTCAAATTCAGAATCTTTAAGTTTTGCAACTTCCGCTTTTAAAGCAGTCAATTCCTCGTTTGAAGCTTTTTCAGAAATTGATTTGTTCAATTCCGCTTCTTTTTCTTCACGGTGCTTTTCTAAAGCCGTGTGATAGTCGTTTATTTCGACTTCATTTAATTTGCTGATTTCTTCAGCCGTTTTTTTTGTAAACATTTTGTTTATTTTAAATTAAAAAATTATTTCGTAAATTATTATTTATTTTTTGAGTGGATTGCTCCGGCTCGTTTGCTTGAGTGGATTGCTCCGGCTCAATATCTTTCGCTTCAATTGTTGGCGTTAATTCGTTACTACCTTGTAAAACAGCACTAATTTCAACCAATTTAGCTTCTTTAACCGCATAAAAGTAACCTAATTCTTCAGCCTTTTCGCGATTTCCAATTTTATCAATGTTATCATTCCAAGTTTTAAATTCTGCTTTATGGTCTTTATCATTCACCGCAAAATCTATTTTAACGTAATACATACCAACCGAATGTTGGTCAATGTTTCCATCTTTGTATTCCTGGAAAATTAAATTGTTATAATCTTTTCTAATATCAGAATCCATCATTAAGGCCGTTGTTGTTCCGGCTTTCTTAATTCCTAAATCAGACCATTGAACGGTTTCTTCATAAATCTTTGAAGGAACACCAACTTTTGCCGTTATCTTTTGTTCGTGATCGTGTAAATGCCAAATTTTATTTTGCCTTTCTGAAATAGATTTTCCAAATGTACCATCAAGATGAACATCACCGTGAGAATCTAACCAATTGTAAGTGTTGCCGATAACCGTTCTTTTAATTACGTTGTCGGTGTCGTGTTCTTTTGAAGTGCTTAACGCCTTAACAGTTGAACAACTTTCCTTATCCGTTGTTGTTGGAGTAGTATGTTTTACAACCGCTTTTTTAAATTCAATTATTTCTTTGTTGTGTTTAACAAGATAATCAATTTCTTCTTTTTTGGTTGCGAATGTTTTACCGGTTATTTTCATTTCTTAATAAGTTTATTTTCATTCAAAGATTTAAACTTTGATTTCTTTAACTTTTCGATTTCTTGTTTAGTCAATTTCTTGTGTTTCATTTCCAACAATTTCTTTTGCTTCATCTTCAGACAAATTCAACGAACGTATTAAAGAATAAACTTTTTGTTCGTTTGAAATTTGCGCTTCTAAGATAGTAATAATTATTTTGCTAATCTTTTCTTGTTTTGCGGCCCTTTTATCTTCATCTTCGTGAAGCACCGGAATACTTGAAAGATTTTGCCTTATTTCATACGTTGTGTTATCTCTTTCGTTCCAGGCCGGAAGTAACCATTCAGAAAGACTTTGAATATCTTTTGCATTTACCGGAATAACCGCGTTTGTAAACATTGATTTTTCCGCTTCTTTTCGGTTGTTGTATGTCTTATTTGCCGGGTCATTGAACAAAGACGAATCAACACCGTAAAGATTACAAAGGTCGCGCAACTTCATAACCGCGCTTTCAATAATCTTTAATTGTGTTGCATCCATTCCCATTTGAATAAAATCAACATTTGCTGAAGTTGCAATTGCTTTTCCAAATTTACTTGCGCCCATCATTCTATTGTCGGCCGCTTGTTGAATTTGATTTCTTTCTTCCGGTGTTTGTGCGCGTTCTGAACGTGAAGTTATTAAACCTCTAATTCCTTGATTTCGGACCAAAACAGATTGAGCCGTTTTGTTATCATTTGAAGCAACCAAAGAAAGCAATCCAGCTTGTAAAGGTGATAAACCTAAACAACTTGACATTCCATAATCTGAAGGATTATAAAATTTCACGTGATTCATATCTTCAACCGGAACAATCAATTTATTCTTTCCAAGTTCCAATTTATATTGTTTAGGAATATAATTGAAATCTTCAATCTTGCAATCAATAGTTAAAATATTGTTATTAACCATTATTATTTCTTGAAACGCATCACCGAATCCAGGAGTTTTTCGGCCGCGTCTGAAAGTGTTTCCTTTCGTTAATAAGTTTGTAATTGACTGTTCAATAAAATCGTGAATGTTTTGATAATCATTTGGCCTTTTTGTTACTATTTGAAACAAATCGCCTTCAGTTACTTGAGTCCATTCACCGTTATCTTTTCGCCAAAGTTCACGCGGTATGTGTTTCGCATTATCGGCAATTTTTTTCACTATTGCATAAACATCACCGTTGTTAATATAAGCTTTATCAATAACGCCTTCAGTTTTGCCAATGTCGAAATTTGAGCCGATTTGATAAACAGAAACTTCCGGTCTTTCTGTACTGTCTTGAAACCAATTTGAAAATATTCCCATTCGTGAAAAATCTTTTTACAAAGTTAAACAAATTTTTTAATTAATTAATCTACATAAAAACCGCCGTACAACTCAAAGTATTCGCGCATCATAATCGAATCCCAATCATCCGGAGATCGACCAATTAAAGCTTTTATTTTATCTTTTGGAATCAATCCAAGTTTTCCATCTTTATCAATGTCTTTTAGTTTGATTTGTTCCATTTCTTCAGAAACAATATCAATAATGTTTGCATCATTGCAAACTTCAACAACTTCACGCGCTTCAATTCTTTTGGCCATTCGAATGCTACATTGATTTTTTAAGTTGTCATAATTTTCGCCAAGTGCCGGTTTGCTATTATTTACGAATCCAACGCAACCAAGATAATCAACAACACCACCTCCAACACCATCTTCATCAGCTATTGTATTTGAATTGCTAATTTTATATTCACGTTGTATTTCTTTTGCCTTATCAACTACTTCATTGATTAATGATTTGCCAAGTTCATAACGATTAACGCAAACAAAACCTTTCCAAACTCTAAAAACTGTTTTATCTTTTCCTTTCCTTGCAACATCAATTGTTAAATAGTTCGTTGGACCAGGAGTAACTTGTTGACCGTTCCAATAATCCATAATTGCTTCATAGGAAATTAAAGCGCTTTTATCATCATCGTATTCCCAATTCCCCAAAAGTAACCGTTGGCGGCTTACCTCATCCAATTGGTTTAAACTTTCAATATAAGATTTAGGTAAATGAGGATTATCTTTCGGCAATGATTGAATGAATTTTCTATATTCAATTAGTTCTTTATTTTTGTAAGGTCTGTAAAATTGTTTGTAAGTCCAATTTTTAGCTGGGTTGCAACTACCTAAAATTTTCGGAATCAAATCAAATTCTTTTAACTTGTATCTGATTCTTGATTTAACAACTTGCCAAGCTTTATAATTTACTTGATTGCATTCGTCAATAAATGCGCCGGTGATTTCTAAAGAACCAAGTGAATCAAAATTTGGGTCTGAAGGATAAAGAAATAAATCTTTCATTATGATTTGGCTTCCGTTTATAAATTGAATAACACCGCTTTGACTGTTATAAATCCATTGTTCGTTAATTCCAAGTTGTGAAGATATTTCAAAAAAAGTGTTTAGCGTTGTTTCTTTTAATGTTTTTAGTTTTGACCTTCCCATTAACCAACGTGAACCCGAATAAGATAAACACCCTTCAATTAACCATAAACAACCAAAAGCAGATTTACCACCACCAGCAGCACCACCAAATAAAATTTCTGTTGTTGATTTATCTTTTAAATAATAAACCGCGTTGTTTTGTTTCGGTAATAAATTCAATTTTCATTGGGTTTTGTTCCTTCTCCTAAACTAATTATTATCGGTTGTTTATTACTTTGCGAATTATCTTTTTCATAAAAACCAATATGTTTTGAAATCATTTCCATTGCTTTGAGTTTGTCAATAAATTTAATTTCAATTTGAATTTCTTCTTCGTCTGTTCCAGGAATCCGGCGCGTTGTTCTTTTGAATCCGGTAATTAATCTTCGTATTTCGGGTGCAAGTTCTTTTATCTGTTTTGCGGTTAACATCATCAAATCGGTGTAGTCACCTTCAACCCAATTTTTAAGTTCTTTCAAAACACCATCAGCATTCATTTCAATTCGATTTGAACGCTTTTCCTTTAATTGAGAAATTTTTGCTTGAACACTAACATTTACTAACAACCTTCCGGCTTGTTCATTTGCAGTCTTTTTGGAGTAACCAGCACGAATTGCCGCTTGTGTAGCATTCAAATCAATTAAATACTCTTTACAAAACATTTCTTGCTTATCTGTTAGCTTTCCCATTTAACAAAGTTAGTGAATTAATTGTTTAGGATAAAAGTCATTGATATTAACGCGCCTATTACATAACCAAACGCACTTGATAAAGCTAAATAAAATCTGCCTTTCCAATTTTCATCAGCAACAAATCCAGCGAAAGGTAAAGCGATAAATGGACCAACAAAGGCCCAAAACATTGTACTAATTATTTCTTTGTCTGCAACGCTATTAATGTACATTGTACTTCCGATTTCAAGAAACAAAGCAGAAAAGAAAATAATAAAATACTTATTGGTAATTAAATTCACTTTTATCTAATTTAAAAGAACCTTTTCCATTCTCATTGAATGAACAAAGTATGTATTCTTTCGTTTCGTGTGTTATGTATATTTTTTTATCCTTGTATGTATAATTTTTTGAAAAATCCATTGGCTCAAAATCTTTTATCATTCCTCTCTAATCTTTTACTTTTGTTAATAAATCGGTTTGCGAAAAACCTTCTTAATTTTAAATACTTTATTCTATTTTTGACATTTACACCGCTGAAATTTGCTTCACCGGTTTCATATGCAATTAAAATCATACGATCCAAATAATCAATTCTTGGCCTTCTCACTTATCAATAATATTTGCAATAACTGAATTATTACCATTTAACTCAAGAATAACATTTGGTTGGATTGGATTCCTGGACACAAAATTTCTTTCTTCATTTATTTCAATTAATGCGTTTTGGTTTAATTTTCTATTTTGCCAAACTCCATTCGGGCATCTTGCCTTAATTAATGATGCTTTTGAATCAGTTTTGCAACCGCAACCACCTTCGGGCCTTCTACACCATCCGGAATAGTTTCCATCAGCATCGTAACCAATCGCGCAGCGTTTACAACCGTAATCTGTTCGAAATGTCATTAAATCTTTATTAACGCCAACAACTTTGTTAAATGTTCCTTGTATGATTTCGGTAATTTTCATTTAAAAAAATAAATTCCAAACTTTTACGCAATACCAACCAAGTGAAAGAACAATAAAAGGAGTAATTGCACCAATTAACCCAATTACCAAAAGCCCTTTTAAAATGTCTGTTAATCTTTTCATTTTGCTCATATTCTTATTTTATATCGTTTCTGTTCAAATGCTTATCAAGTGCCTTTAAAATAGCTTTATCATATTGCACGGTCCACATTTCACCGTAAAGTGATAGATTTATGTTACCATCTTGATTAATATAATACGCAACAACTCCGGTAATATCAAAATTGAAATCAATAATAACTGATTCGGGTTCGGGTACATCATAGCCAAGTTGATGCGCTTGTTCAATCTCTTTAAAATTGGCAACAAATTCTGTTTTTGCTTTCATATAATTACAAATATAATCATTTTATGTTTTAAATTTTGATAAGTCTTTTAATTATCTTTTCTAATACTCCAACAGTAATTGAATTACCGGCTTGTTTATACATTTGTGAATCTGAACAAGGCATTTTAAATAAATCCGGGAAATCTTGCAATCTGAAGCATTCGCGCGGTGTTAATCTTCTAATTCGATCCTGAATAATACCTTGATTGCATTGCGTTTCTAAAGTTTGTGAAACCTTTTTACCAACTCTTCCGCGCCTTGTTTCTGAATTTGGTTGACTAAAATTAATTGAATCACCTTCGTTTGCTATTTCAAAACCTCTTTTTGTTGCTGATTTAACCTTCAAAACATTTATTGCAGTCATTCCCTTGTAAACTCCACAAGCGTTTCCGGGTGTTTGCAAAGCACTTGCAACTTCCGGATTTACTTTTGATTTTTGTAAATTATTATCATTTAAAATTATGCTTTTTATTGCCGCATCACTTAAAAAATACTTTTCATCAACATCATCTTCCAATACATCTTTTAATCTTTTTGTTAAATGTTCTTTTGGTGGGAAAGTGAAATTATTATTTTCATCATCACGAATGCCGATTATAAATATTCTTTCGCGGTTTTGTGGAACACCGTAATCTTTTGAATTTAATACTTGATAATAAACGTGATAATTTGCGCTTTCTTCGTGTGGAAAAATAACCGGTTGACCGTTTACCGATTTAGATAAGTAATCAATCCAGCGTTGAAATGTTTTACCATTATCATCAGAAAGTAAACCTTTGACATTCTCAAAAATAAAATACCTTGGTTTGTTTTTAATAATGAATTGGTGTGAATTGTAAAATAAAACACCGCGTTCTTCTGTTTCACCTTTCCTTTTTCCGGCAATGCTAAAAGCTTGACAAGGTGGTGAAGTCATATAAATATCAACGCTTTCTTTTGGAATTTCACGATCATAAACATTTTCCGGATAATATTTTGGTTCACCGTAATTTTCAATAAATGTTTGCCGTGCGTATTTATCCATATCACAAGCAAATATTGTTTCATAATTTATCCCTAATCTTTTCAAGGCTTGGTCAAATGCACCAACACCGGAAAAATCGCTTCCAACTTTTAAATTATTCATTTGTTTTTAGTTTTTTTAATTTGTCTTTAAATATAATCTTTATTTCGATAAGTTCCGGAATTGAGTATTTTTTTAAACTGTTTTTTCTTTGCTCCAATTCGTCAAATCTTTTTTGGCCTATCTTATTAATTAATCGGGGATAATATTCCGCAAGGTTTCCGGATTTGTTTTTATTGCAATTGAACCAACATTGGCCGTGAGCATTATCTTCATCCAGCGCAACACTTTTATTTTGGCCTTGTGGGAAATAATGGCCGGAAGTTAATCTGTAAGTTCCTGGAAGTGCATCGCAAGAAATACATTTTTGGTTCTTGTCGCGCTCTCTTATGTATGAATTAAACACTTTTAACGCTTCTTGATAGTAATCCATCCAAGTTTTCATTTGTTGCTTTAATTCGCGTGTTTCTTTGCGTTTCTTTTTTTCTTCCAACACCTTTGAATATTCAATTGCACAAATTGGTGAACAAACGGCTTGTAATAGATTCTTTCTTTCAAATGGTGTTTTGCATTGTTTACATTTATAAAGTCGTTTAGGTTTCTTCTTTGGCATCTTTTCGGCTTTGTGTTTACATTCGTTGGAACAAAATTTTTGATTAAAATAAACAACTTCAAATTTATTTTTGCAAACTTTACACCGCATTAACTAAAGATATATTTTGTTTTCTTCTTCCATCTGCTGGACCAAAAAATAATTCTGTTTAAATTCTTCGGCATCCATTAAATAAATACCATTATCTGAAGCAAAGTTTCTGAACCGTTCAATTGCAATATTCATTTCATCTTTTGAAATGTTTTTTGTGCTTTTTAAATCTTCACGAATTTCACCGGTTTTTTTATTGGCCCTTTCGTAAATAAATAATTCAGCGTTTACAGTTGCTTTAAAAATTGTTTGTTTAGTGTATTCGATTGTTTCACCGTATTCAATAGCAAAAATCGTTAAGATTGCGTGAAGATATGAATTTTGTTTAACTGAACGCATTGCCTTTTTTTCAGTCAATTCAATTTTCGCGCCTTTTTCAATAAGTTGTGAAAGCTTTGTTCGTGCTTTCTTTGCTTCAAATGGTTTTGATAAATCTAACAACATAATTAAATTTTAACATTTTTCAATAATCGTTCATTAATTCGCTTCAATTTCTTTATTTCTGCTTCCTGGATGCCAATTTGAACCGCTTGTTTTGTTATCATTATTTCATTATTCTTCAATTCTGAAGCGTAATCATTATTCAATTCAATCAATGAACCGATAAATTTAATTGATTGGGTTATATCGTTAATAATGTTTTGAGCATTGTCCGGAATTGGCTTCAATGCTTGTTCTTTTGTTTTGGGTGCTTGTATCGTGTATTTCTTTTTAAGGCCTTGCACGATCTTTTCCAATTTCGCTTTGTTTGTTATAATTTCTATTATCATTTTATTTGTTTTGAAAGTTTAATGTCTAAAAAATAAACAAATTTATTTATTTCTTTTTTTGAATTAAATTCAGTTGTTTCCGGTTGAAGTGTTTTATACATTTTACCGGAAGTAATTTCATCAATATTTTTTGAAATATTAAAAACATAAACACCTTTTTCATCGGTTACAATGTATAAAAAATCTTTGTTTTTAATCTGTGAATTTTGATAATTTTTAAAAAGCTTTACGCATTCAATTAATTTATCGGTGTAAAATTCTTTTCTATTCTTTACCTCAACAATGTAATTTTTATCTTCAGCATCGTAATCACAAAATTGATTTTCTGATAAAATTAAATTCGTTTTAAATTCTTTGTTTAGTAATTCTATTGTTGTTTGTTCGTTCATATTTTTTTTATTGCCACAAATCTAAACCGGGTTCTTCCCAATTTTCAATTTTTCCTTGTGGTTCAATTCTGTTATTAATATCAAAATCTTTATTTGGTGTTAATTGTTTGGGTTGTTCAATCGGTTCAATCTTTGCTGGTTTACTTTTTTGGGTTGCGTATTTCTTAACATTACCGTTTGAAGTTTGTTCCGTTGTGAAATATACTAATTTTTCAACATCAAATTGAAGTGAAGTAAAACCAACATTTCCGCAACTTCGCGGTTTAACTTTGTGGACCGTTATGTCTGCAATTATCGTATCTGTACTTTCTCGATGTACCGTTATCATTACTTTTCCGCTATTAATCCATTCACTTCCTCCTTTCATATCATATGGGGTTGGACTTTTGCGAACACCGTTTTCTTTTTCTGTTAGCTTTGGATGAATTACGGTGTGAATGTGAAGGTTGTTATCTTCAGCGGTTTGATTGCGATAAGGTAACACCGCTTCTAAATACATTGCATAACCGCCATATTCATTGTATGGGTGTGACATATCTTTCCAGGAATCAATCGAAGCGGTTTGAATTTCGTTTTTCATACTCGCGGCCATATCATAAAATTCAAAAGGTGTTAATTTTGCTTTGACATCTGCTTTCGTTAACACTTTAAAATGTTCCAAAAGCCATTCAGTTTCTCGGTAAATATCTTTATCAGAAATAACATTTTTATATTTTGGATTAAAACATTTCGCGGTTTTCTTGTGCAGTAAATCAGCAATTATTTCAACATTACTTCCAACATCGGGAAAATAAACAAGGTGTTTCCATCCGTAATACAAAGAAGTATTTAAAAGTAACTCCATTAATACTTGAGTTTTTCCGCTTCTTGGAAATCCGGTCCAATCTGTACAAGTTCCTAATTGCATTGTGTAAAGATCGTTTAAATTATCAAATCCAAGATACTTTCCTTTTTCGTTGTAATTGTCGCGGTAATCAATTAATGCTTCAGTAATTTCAAACGCTTTTGTGATTTTAAAACCTTTTTTCATTAATCAAAAGTATTTAAGCGTTTAACCTTTGATTTATAAGTTCCGTTTAAATCTCTTTTATACCACGTTGAAAGTCTTGAAGCAATTCCAAAAGTTTTTTCTTTTTCGAATCTCATCTTTTTATCTTTCGGGCCGTGTTCGGTCCAATACATTTCAAAATCAATAAAAAGTTGTTTAGGGTATTTACTCGGATTTGATTTATTAAAATCTGATAATGATTCTCGAAAACTTTGTTTTCGTTTTAATATATCATTTACTTTCTCATTAACACTTACACTTACATTAACACTATCACTTACAGTTGATTTTGTTGCCTTTTGTTGAACAGATTTAACACTTGTTGATTTTGTTGCTTTTTGTTTCTTTCTCGCTTCAGCACTCTTTTTCCCGGCTTCGGAACGTTTCACTTTTACATCTTCAAACTTTCTTAAATCGCGTTTTAACGCTTGTTTAATAGATTCAAAAGCTAATTCCGTAACAAAATCACCTTTCGGTTCTTCATCGTTGCAATAAGCGTAAATGTGTTTAATAAGCAATCCAGCTTGTTCATCTGTTAGCTTTGAAAAAATACCGATTTGGTCGGTGTATAATACGAAAGATTTTTTGCCTTTGGCCATAATGCGTTTATTTAATTTAGCGTTAAAAAAAAAGAGAGTCGGAAAGCTGTTAACGCTTCAGCGATTCGGTTAAGGAGCAACTCAAAACCTATCCGCTCTTTACAAAAATACAAATTTATTTATACATTTCAATTACTTTTTTCATAATGTTTTTATGATGTTCTTTGCTTTCCAAATCGTATTCCACTAAGTTGTTTATTTGTTTTATTGAATGAACAATTGAAGAATGATGTTGGCCGAAATAATCAGCTATTTTCTGAAGGCTTAAATTATTAAATTCTTGTTTTAGAAAATAACTTGCAAATTGTCTAGCAACTATTATTTCTCTTTTCCTGGATTTTGATTTCATCATTTCCGTTGGTATTTCAAAATAATTAAATACTAATCTAATTAAATTTTCACATTTTTGCGGCGTTGGTTTATTTCTTCTGATTTCCAGCAAATGGTTTGTTGAAATAGTTGCTTTATATTCTTTAATCCCTTTTTGTGTTAGATAGTGCGCTTGATACATTGTTTTTTAGTTTTAAAAAGAAAGGAGCGTTTAACTCCCTTCTATTGGTTCAAATCCTATTTTTTTAAATTGTTTAATTCAGAAAGGCAAATCATCAGCACCTTCTTCAATTGGTTGCGGTGCTTCCGTTGTTTCTGCAACATCTTTAACACATCGCCAAGATGAAAGATTGGTGAAGTATTTACCTTCCCACTCCCGGCATTTAATGTTGAAATGAACGGTTACTTTATCTCCTACCACGTTATATTTTCTGAACTGTTCGATTTTATCTTGGCTGAATATTTCAAATGAAATAATATTATCATACTGTTCACCGGTATCAATTGTATAAAACATTTTTTGCCAAGTTTTTTCACCTTTTCCGCCTTCAATAGTTTCACCGATTGTTTTGATTGTTCCTTTAATTTCTAAACTCATAATTTTAATTTTTGATTGTTTAACACTCTTTGAATTGTTGTTTTATTTATTTATATTGTACGCTTTTTTAATTTATTTTAAGATTTAGTTTTTCAACTATTGAAACTCCTTCTATTTCCTGGCCTTCTTTGATTGCTTTCTTCAATGCAGCTTTATCCGCTTGTTCAGTTACTTTTATAACTTTAAATTCTTTCGGTAAAGCATTGACATTTTCAACCTCAACTGAATAACTTTTGCGCGTTCCAAATGAAGATAAACCGCTTTCGTAGTCACCAAACAATTTAACGGCATCCAGCAACCTATTTTTTAAATTTGTTACAAGATTATTATTCCGCTTTTTCATTGCTTGTAATCGCTTAATTTCTTCGTCAATTTGCGAGTTAAAAGATTCTTTTGATTTAATTACTGATAAATATGCAATTGATTTGCTTTGCAATTGTGATTCGTTAATTTGAAGTTGTTCAGCAATTTCTTCAGTAATTTCACCTTCAGCCATTTCAATTTGTTGCATCAATGCAAGGTGTTCAGTTTCGATTTGATAAAGTGATTGTTTCATTTTTATTTGTTTTTAGTTTAATTTTGTTCCGGTTGATAATTCGTATAATTTTAATAAATCTTCAATTGTTTCTATTTGGAAATATAAGAAATCCAAATACTCACGGTTTTCTTGGAGTATAGATACGCAATAATCTGTAAAATTTTCATCTACTTCCACAATATCTACACATAATAAAGTTTCAAAATCAAGTCTGATTTTCCATCCGCATAAATTAGAATCATCTACTTCAAATCCTAATTCCAATAATGATTTTTCAGATAAAATAGTTTTTGTTTCTGTCATTGTTATTTGTTTTTAGTTAGTAATTTATATTTGTTAATTTGTTCAGTTGTTATAATGTATTTCTTTGATAATTCAGTTGCTGGAGTACCTTTCAAAAATTCACCATCCGCATCAGATTTAGTAAATTTCTTTTTTGTTGTTGTTTGTGGAATAGCCTTATTTGCATCATCATCTTCCGCTTGTAAAGATAACAATGAAGAAAGCGTGTATCTTCTAAAGTAAGATATTTGTGAACCAATTTTCTGTGGATCGCGTTCATCTGTTAAACTTATTTCGCTTCGGCAATCATTACCGGAATCAACATCAATAATTAGTGAAACAACTTTTCCTTCAATAATTGGTTGCATAACCATTAAACCGTATTTTTCAAGCACCGGTTCAACGTGTTGCAATAGCTGGTTAATGTCGAAATACTTTGATTTGTAAAATGGATTTTTTGAATCCTTTGAAATTGCACCGATTTCTTTTTTTGCTTGTGCGAGTTTTTGATAAATAGTTTTCATTTGTTTTGTTTTTAAGTTCATTGCAAATATAAAAAAATATATTTAAAAAATGCAATTATTAGTTTTTATTTTTTCTTCAATACAATTTCTGCATCATAACCAAAGAATAAAAATATCTTTTTGATCCTGGATAAATTTCCATTATTACTTTCTTCAATTGCTTTGATTGTTAGAACATCAATTTTGGTAGCTTTTGCAATTTCTTTGCGTGTAACCTTATGTTCTTTCTTTAGTTGTTTAATTTTATTTCCTACTTTCATTTTATTTGTTTTAATTAATCTTCAAATCTAACCGTAAAAGAAACGCAACATCTAAAATCTGACATTCCAGCAACCGAAAAAGAACGAATGTTGAAACCAATCGGCATCGAAAAAATTTCTTTGGTTGTTACTTGAAATCGGAAAGTATCTTCAAAACCGGTGCTTTGATTTATTTCATAGCTTTCAACATTTAGTTTTGCAATTTCTTGTTTTAAGTGATTTAATGTTTTCATTTTGTTTGGTTTTTTAGTTTTAAATATTTGTAGTAAAGTTCAGTATTAAAATTATCCCAAAAAGATAAAAGTGCTTTTTTGTTTTTCATACCATTTGCGATTTATGTTCAATAATTGAAGGATGAATTTCGAAACTAATTTCGTTTAAAATGTCGCGGTCTGTTCCGATTGATTCGCCAAACATAACTGTTTCACCAACATCATCACAAATCATTTCGATTTCAAGTAAATCATCTTTGAAAAAATTCAATTTGTAGTGCCAATTTTTAGCTGAATATTGAAGGTATAAAATTGTTTGACCTTTTACAAAAATGCAACCAATTGAATTTGGTTTTTCTCTTAATAGTTGTTTTAATGTTTCTTTCATTTTAATTTGTTTTTAAGTTCAATAATTCTTTTAGTGTGCCATTGATAATAATGCGGATCGTAGCCAAGTGATTTAAAATTTTCAACCTGGTTTAATAGTTTCTTTAATTCTTTCATACGGCATAATAATAATCAGATTTCAAAAAGGCTTTCCAATCATTTTCAGTATTCATTTCTTCAGAAAAAAAATCATCATCTGACATTTCGTATGTTCTATATTTTGCAAATAGTTTTCCATCAACATATTTTCTAATTGTGAAAGTTCTTTTGCTTTGATTTGCTTTTGCGGTAATTGTTTCGTTTTTCATTTTATTTGTTTTTATGTAAAATTTCTCTTGATTTTTCAATTAACTTTAATGCTTCATTTAAGTTTTTCCAAATCAATAAATCAGAATCCGAACCTCTTAATGTTTTTGAATTAATCACTTTCACCATTTCTTGTGCGTTTGTTAGTGATTTTAATAGTTTTTCGTTTTTCATTTTATTTGTTTTTAGTTAACAATTTTACAATATTTAGCCAATATTTTGCCATAACCATTAGTGAAATATACTTCACTTCCTTTTTTCGTTTTACGCACTTCCAAAACATCGGCAATTGTACCTTTTTTAAATTCTGTATAATAAGGAGTTATATTTTCTATAAATACAACTTTAAATAATACGTTTCTTTTGTTTTTTGATAAAAATTTCATTTTGTTTGTTTTTAGTTGTTTAAAAATGGGGGAATTTCACCCCCTTTTTATTTTTTATATTCCTAATTCTAATTTCAATAATTCAACTTTTAAACTTGCGTTTTTGTAATTTGCAATTGCTTCATCAAAGTTTTTAAATTCTTTTCCTAATGTTCCATAAGGATTTGCAGTTACTTTTCTAACTGATACATAATTAAATTTTCCTTTTGTTACTGTTACGTGATAAACAGTATTTTTAATTTTGATTTCTGTTGTTGTGTAGTTAGTTTCGTTTGTTGTGTGTTGGCTTAAAAGTTTCATAATTTTTAGTTTTAATATTTGTTTCTGTCTTTGTTGGTACAAATATAGAAAATTATATTTAATATCCTACTATAAAATATAAAAAAATATAGATTATTTTTAAGAAGTCAATGTTTGTAAGGCTTTCAGAACAAAAGTTTTTTTAAAGTTTTTTTGTATAAAAACAGAAATCCCGG